CCTCCTTTTTTATTATTCCAATAAGTTATGAAGCGCATAGCATAATGGAATATTGTTGTATAGTTTTATGATTAAAAAGAAGGCGGTTCAGTCGGAGGGCTGAACCGCCTTGAGCGATGCGCAGTGGAGGGGAGGACACCGCGCATCAGGGTTTTAATTTGTCGTACAATTTGATGATCCGCTGAATGTGGCCGAGAACATACTCGCGTTTTGAGTTCTTCATGTATCGCACCATGCGCAGGAAAAGAAAGTCCTGCCATGTTTTCGGATTTTGCGCCATGATCTCTTTGTTGCCGGCAAACGGCAGTGTCTTGTCGTCCTGTGGATTCACGGCGCCATCGAACAGGCAGATGTCCATCGGGTACGGAGCGACGTCGCACCCCGCAGGTTTCCAGTATTTCCGGTAATAAATATCCTCGATCTCGGCGTCCGGCATTCCCTTGTAGATTTCCGGATTATATTTCTTGGACAATCCCCACACCGTCAGCCCCCCGGGATCCCTGGGGTCGTTGGTTGTCGTCTTTCCTTCTAATCCCAACACAATATCCAATGCTTTCTCGAATGATTCTTTCATGGTAATCTTATCTCCCTTTATTCTTCGTGAATTAAAAGACCGCCTGTGTATGGCTTACAGACTTTTTCATTGCATTCAATTTTATGGCCATGATTGTTGGCTCGTTGCCACAGAGCTTTGTGCGCGGTGTCATTTTCAGCTTTATCAGCTTTCTTTCCGACGATTGTGCAAATATCGGTAAGTTTAGTGTCGAATTTGGAAAATTCTCTGCGAATAAACCATAGAAGGATAAGAACCAAAACAATAATAATAGCATTCATTAAATCAGGGTGTGCAAACCAACTTGGGGAGTTGGGAAGAACAGGGAGATTTGTCATGTCATTACCTTTCAAAATTTATTTTATGCTGCGGTCGTCGTTGTTGTTGCATACATCGGGTTCCACTTAGTCGTGGTAGTATTCCAGCCAAGTACAGCGCCATTGCGAATACCTGTCGTGTCAACATCCAATAGATTATCAAGTGCAGACAAATAAAAATTGATGATCTGCATGTTCCTGTCCAGAATATAGTTCCATCCAGGTTGTTTATACGAAAGATTCTCAAGTGTTGTTGGGGATAATTTATTTTCGCCTGCCATAATAACTCCCTATGTGAATTTTAAAAGTTTACCAGTTGCTTTGATCTTATCCTTTGGAGTGGTGGGTGTCCATTTGCCAGTTGCTGTCCTGTATAAAAGAATTTTGCCATCAGCGATGTCGGTCTTTGTCACATCCATCAACGCGGAAAGTTTTAATAACGTATTGTTGAGCAATAGAAAGTTCGCATTATAAGTTGTGGCCCATGTAGCATCATTGTAAGCTCCGACTATTTTCAAACCACTGGGCGATAATGTTGTGGACATTGGTTCTCCTTAAGATATTCAGTAATTCGTCGTGGTAGTAGAATTCGTTGTTGTTGTCGTTGTTGTCGTCGTCGTCGTCGTCGTCGTTGTTGATGCCTCCAAGTATGCTTTGACCTGCAAGTAACGCCATTGTCTTTGCATACCCTGAGAATAGGATTCCCATGATGGAGAAGCGTCATAATAATTAAATGTCGTATCACTGCCGCGTAAATTTAATAACGGAGGTTTCCCTGAACCTTCACCATAGATATTTATATCCATGTGCAGGACTTTCATCCCGGCGTGAATCGTATCCATAACATCACTGACAGTGACATCTTTATATCGCAACGCAAGGCTGCCGTAATCCGGATCCCCTGTAATCGCAGGAGACTCATACGTGGCAGAATAACGGATAATTACAATACCAGAGCCGCCGGACGCACTTGTTGGAGTATCTGTTTGACTGCCACCACCACCGCTGCCAGTATTATCGGTTCCCGCGACTGGAGCAATCGTGGTAGGATTATTGGCACCACCACGACCACCACCACCACGACCACCGCCATTAGCTGTACTGTTTATTCCACCACCACCACCGCCTGCAATCCAGTGCGTTCCATCAATGTCCACACCTGCGCCAGCGGCAATTAATAAATCTGAGTACGCGTCAGTGCCGTCGCCACCAACGCCATCTGTGGCATCTGCGCCTGAGCCGCCACCACCGCCTGCACTATATGGTGGAGTAGTTGCCTTACCTGCCGCGCCATTATTTCCTTGCACGGGTGAACTGGTTCTTGCTCCTGCCGCGCCAAAGCCATAAGCACCGCCGCCACTGGATCCGCCGTCTCGCCCTGACTTTCCGCCACCAAACGAATTGCCGCCGCCGCCGCCGCCGCCCGTAGCAGTAATTGCATCAAAAACAGAATCGCCTCCATTGTTAGCAAGCCCACTAGCTTCGCCAACACCGCCTGCACCAACTGTTACTGATATAGTTCCTGCAGATACAGTATAATCAGCATCATACAAGACGCCGCCAGCGCCGCCGCCGCCACCATTATTTAAAGTACCACCCGCCCCGCCGCCGGCAACAACAAGGACTTCTATGTTTCCAGGCGATGTAACAACAAAGGTTCCGTCACCTGTGAATTTGTGGATCTTATATCCGTCAACTGTGGATTCCGTTCCACCAGTTGCGATTACCCCAACATTTTGCTTCTTCCAGCCAGACCATTTGTGTGTCTCCTCACCTTCGGTCGGTTCTTCTTCTCCGATGATGTGTCGTGGGTTTGTAACGCCATTTGATTCCGCCATATCTTATCCCCTAGGGTTCCGTTGTCGTTGTTGTTGTCGTCGTAGTTGTTGTAGTGCTCCAACCAAACCCGATGTCATCAATTATTGAATCATAACTAATAGTTGTCGTTGTCGTTGTCGTTGTCGTTGTCGTTGTCGTTGTCGTCGTTGTCGTTGTCGTTGTCGTTGTCGTCGTTGTCGTTGTCGTTGTCGTCGTTACGAAATAATCACCATAATGAGTGACGACCCATTTTTGCGTGCTGGCATCCCACACTAGGAGATCGCGATCCTGCAATGCGCCGGATGTCTGGACGTCTCCGATACCAGGGACGCTCAACAGAACAGAATTAAGGCGCTTGAAATTCAGGTCAGTGACTGCTGTCCATCCCTTCATGCCATTGGATAATTTGAATAAATTCGTAGGAGTAAGAACTTCCATTAATAATCCACCAATCCTATTTCTTGCAAATAATGTCCAGCGGCAGCGCCAACGGTCAATGATGCCCATGCGCTATAAACACCATTGATTTTATGTCGCACATAAAATGTCAATGCGCCTGCCTGTGTAAAGGTCAAGGTACATGTAGCGATGACCGTTGGCGCACTATTGGCGATTTTATATTCAAAATCGCCATCGAAATCGAATGGCCAGGAATCCGTCGAGATCGTTTCAGCGAGAAATCCGGCACCCGTATATTCACGCACGCACGGATACCATGTGACTGTTACGTTATTACTGGCGTTTCTTGTGGCCTCTATGAAATTCGGTGCAACCGGTGTCTTTGCCTTCTGTGTTGGGGTTACGGCAATAGCCGTAACGGTCGCCGCATCAACAATGCCGACATTACTTCCGGGTAGCATCTTAACCCAGAATGGTGTGGCGTCAGTTAAGGACAACGCGCAATGCTCAGGGTTGAATATCCACATGCCCGCATTGACGGCATGTGCAGCAATTGTGGTGCCGAATAATCCACGAATGACCCCTAGTAATTGAAACTGCTTATCGGTGCCATAAGGTAGTTGATACTGGAAAGCCATTAATTCATTGTCAATCAGGACAATTCTTTTCATTTGAAACAGGTCGGCGCGGCGAAGGTCAACTGGGTCGGGATCATTGCGGTACGGTGTGTAAATGATGCCTATTTCATCGTCAATAGCGTAGGTTGTTGCGGGGTATATCGCATCCAGGGTACCGTACTGCGAGAATGATTCAAATGATGGAATGTTATCAAAGTTGGTTGTTGCACTAACAATGGATTTAAGATTAGTACATATCGTTTCCTGCGCTACTCGCGCGCCCAGGAAGGCATAATAAGGATCGCTCTTGGTTATGGGATTCCATGGCAATTCAAATATTTGCGAATGAACGAATTTTGCGGGTGTGTAATCAGTTGTCACCCAAAAGTCATTTTGTGGCTTAACGATTCCAAATTCAGAATCGAAGATATCCTCGACCATCTGTTCTGCGCCATACTCAACTTCAATCGAATCGTCGTCACCGATAGTCATGTTGGTGATCCGGAAATTAGCGTCGGCGATGGCATAATCAGAATGATTGATTGTAACAATCGCTCCGGCAAAAATTGGATAAGATTTGGTTTCATTTAATTTGAATTTTAAGCGAAGTCCAGGGTAACTCATGGTTTTCAAAAGTTCCCATCCTCTTTTCGAGACGGTAGTCACATCAGAAAAACATGATAAATCTATGGTTGCCTGATTCGGAATGTTCTGGACCTGAAAGTTGGAGTTGTCAAACATACCGATCGTTTTTGAGACATAATCACAATTGGCATCAGTATATTTGATTCGTAAATCATTGTAGGTGACAGACCAACTTTGGCGCTCAATACTGAATTCGACAAAATCATCTTCAGTTAATGTTGTGACAGGGGTGTCAGTGTCATTGTATGCATAAATGCAAAACTTTCCATTATTGTCGATAAAAAATGATCCACCTACCCAATTTAAAATCTGTTCAATAAGCGCCTGAGCTTCGTTTTGTTGATTCAAAACAAAATTCAACCCATAACCTTTTGTGTTCCACACGGACGCGGCGGCATTGAAGGCCGTTAAATTGATTTCCCTTGGATCCATGCCGATACCATATGTCGCATTGGTCATGATGTCGTAAATCACGGCGGCTGGATTCGCCCCGTTAGTCATATTGGCGTAATTAATCGTAGTGGGCAATGTGCGCTTTACAACGAATGTAACATTGGGAATATTGGTGGCATTCGTTCCGAGCGCCCATTGTTCCCAGGCAATATGCGCGAGGCCGGGAAGTGGTGATGCACCAAAAGGCGCATTGGGATCAACACCATAATAACAGGTGAATGTACTATAGTTTCCATCGAAAGTTAGCACCAATGTTCCATTCGCATAATTAATGGAACAACCCGCCATGACAAAACCAGCGGAATTTAAAATGCCACCATTCCCATCATCAGCAATTTGAACAATGGTTGATAGGGAAAAAGTGCCAGGAACAATATTGTTGTAACCAAGGGAATATGTGTATGTCACTGGTCCGTCGCCGAGTGTTGTAACGAGTGTTCCGGTACCAATCGTCGCTGTTACCCAATGGGGGAAATCAGTGGTTGTGCCATCATTAAATGTTGTCTGTGCGGCCGTAATGGTTTTATTTTTGTCGTCACCAATATAAGTTTGGAGAATGGTGATGGGACCCATACATATCCCTTGCCATACATTCAGCCAGTAGTCGTAACCCTGGGCAACACGCGATGTTCCGCCGCCGCCTCCGCCGCCCTTACCTCCACTACTTTGTTGGTCCTCGTAATGAACAACAGATGTTAGGTTTCCATAAAACAATGTATTTCCGGCCAGACGAACGGTGCCATATGGTACTTGGCAAACAACTCCTTCTGCGGTTTGCGTGACCATTAAATCTTTTCGTGGATCTGCCAATTGTTGATAAGGAGTCATATTGGCGGCATTAGTAACAGAGTATGAGTAAATCATCATACCCACAAAAACTACCGCATAAATTGCATATAATATGATAGTTCCAGTCGTCATTATTCTGCATCCTTTGTGATGATTCTTACGATCTGTTTAACGTGACGTTTCCACCATCCCCTAAATGGAGACAACTGGACGCCACGCGGCTGAATGCAATGAATCATCGTATCTTGATCAATACAAACTCCAGCATGATGAATAACACCAGATGGAACAACGGACATCAAGAAAATATCTCCGCGCATGTACGAATTCACGCATCCTTCGATGTTTTGTATCGATAATCCCGGCAGTAAATTTTTTGCGCCTTCGACATAAGATTCCATGACAACATTGTTGTTTTCGTGAAGATGCCAGTCACGCGAATATTCCTTAAAGATAATATCTGTCAGAAATCCTGCATTTTGCATTGTCGCGGCAATGAACAATGTGCAATCGGCGCCGCGACCTTTCATGTTGGTCATGTGGCGATAGGGCGTGCCAATCCACTCCATCAATTCTTTATGATAATTATTCCAAATGGTGTCATTCTGAAAATAAGGTTTCATCTAAACCCCCACAATAATGCATTTTTAGTGGGGATGTGTGGCATGCCCATAAATTTAAGTTTGTTGCCGAATGATGCGCATGCGGTAGGAGATCCATTGCAGCCAGGATATAGAATGACTGAATTGCCAATAGCAATATCGGCGAATTGAACCAAAACCGTAATGGTTGTATTCACATGATTCGTGATCAATCTTTTTTCGGTACCGAATGCTATTGTGCCACCCTGATATTTATTACTAGATATGCCGGTTATTCCGGGTAACTCAAGATCATTTCCAGTAATCGTGCCTACGGTAGTGACGTATTCATAATTGGATGCGGACAATCCGCATTGCGCGCTAAATAGAGACCAGTTACAATTGGTTTGATATGTAATCCGTGGAATTCTACGCGACAAAAGGCCATTCATTGATTTGCACAAAACCGAAGCAATGCCCTTTTTGATCGATACCGTATAAACCATTCCCGAAAAAATCAGTTTATGAAGTGTGTCAGGACTGGATACAATGACCTTTGTGATTTCAATAAGCGTTTTGGCGTATGGTGATGCTGCCAAGTATGTTCCAAACATCACACTGATCGGTGTAGATATGGTAACATCAACTGTCTTCATCGATTTTTCGACAGAGAACCCAGTACGTTTGATGGGACGTGGCAGGTAAATTTGACCACCGAAAACAATATTCACTTCATGAGAAGTGAAATAGTAATACTCATTGCCGATAAGCATCTTGTAGAGTTCGGCGGTTAACGGTTGTTCAATTTTTTCTATTTCCGTTTGATACGTCATGGATATTCCTTGATTAATTCATAGACATTAAACTCCACGTCTGAAACGCTGTCGGTAGTGTAAGAAAAATGCAAGTTATCTTTGTCGAAACGCACCAGTAAAAATAAACAACATAGGGCAATATCCGTGGTCAAAATAATACGATCTACAGATGTTGTGAGCGTAATGTTTTCCTGATCAATGCTTACGGAAGTGACTGAAGAAATCTTACGGACAACAATGTCTCCAGATGTCAAAATAAATGCTATGCGCTCATACCCCTTGTATACAGAACTGAACGCATTGTTTTTGATGTTGATCATAGTATCCGAGGCAGCGATGTTGTTGATTACAACAAAGTCTGTCATCCATGTTGGTATCCAAAAACAACCATGACGGCCCAGGCGTGCTTCAAAGAAATCCAACAACGCTTTTTCTTCTGCCTTTGTGGTATTTCGATATTCATACTTAATACACCTTGGAGCATCGTAACTGTTGACCCATAAGGACCCAACTGATCCCGCATATTGAATAAGGTCAACACTTGGGATGAAATTACTTTGAATTTCACCACTCCAGTCTGGTTCTGGCAACCACATATTGGTCAGGGTTCCAAGAGTTTGGATATCGTTAGACATAATATCGGAACTCCTTTGCGGTGATGGAAATTTTATCGACCTGGTCCGTGATACTGTTAATGCTGTGATTCGTCAAAATGCTGATCATGATGGGATAAATAACAACGTCCGCCGCATTCCATGTGTTGATGATGGGTTGCAGTAAAACAAGACTGGTGGTGTAACTGTCCAGTTCGTATATTTCCGTTTCTTCCGTTACCATATTCCACAGGGCGACGAAGTCGGAGTGCGCCAGGTTCCAAAAATCACTGATGGTTTCATTGATGGGCAAAGTAGTCAGTCCGGTCAATACACCACTCAGGTTGATAGTCATCGGTTCCGTGACGATGGGCAGGGCGACCATATAATTGAGATACGCTTTCAAGTAATTTTTGATTTTAATACCTGATGCAAAAAGGTCTGATGCTGCGATTTCGCGTCTGAGCGTGGCGAATAATGGGTGCCGTTGTTCGCAAAATTTTGTCGTAGTGGAAATGACTGTTTCTGCGTTATATTTAATCTTGTAAGTTCCTTCCCAGTTGTGACGGAAAGGCAAAAATAATATTCTTGTTCCGGTAATATCCAGACGATTATCAACACCGGGAGAATCGTTGACGAATAAATAATAACAACCAAGTGTCGGAGGTCCATTGATGGTAACAGTCAGGATGTAAGATCCTTCGGCGGTTGGTGTGTAGGTGTCCGGGAGGTTGGCATCATAGATCGATGTACCGGTGCAATCCAGGTATCCGGTAATGGCGCTGAGTATTACGGATCGATCCGTGTACGCATTCCAGAAATTAATTGTTCGTACTTGTGTTGCCAATAGGATGCCAAACGTTTCTTCGACCGGTGTTATCCATGTGCGTTCATAAATAAATTCTTCACCGAAATCTTTGGATTTGTTTCCGATATGATCTGTTCTCACGGCGGCATTATGGTGATCACCGAAAACCATACTCTCCAAATCAAACCCATGAGACTGTGCATGGATAACATTTTGTGTCGTCCATGATGGCACCATGAATGTTGAATTTGCGAAAGAACAATCAATCGCTATGGGAGAATCGTTGCCAATCATTTATGCAATCCTGTACGCGACACCATAAGTATTGGGGTATGTTGTTGAATAAACAGGCCACACTTGATACTGTTCCGCGCCGTAAGTTAAGATTTGTCCTGGTGTTAGATTTTCGGTATTGAGGACGCCGTACCACATTCTACCCACGGGACATAACAATCCTGAAAGTTGAGTTGAAACTATAGGTACATGAATAACTCGTTTGCCTGACCATGTATTTTGTAAAATTATATTGTCGTAATAATCATTTGTTAAGACATTGGTATAGGCTTGGTGTGGGAAATTAAATATTCTGGAACAATTTAGTCCGGCATAATTAGCTAATCCTACTGTCCCTCCTGAATGGATAGAAGAAGTACTGTTTGCATAAATATAAGGTGTTAGTATTCCTCTACCATTCGTCAAGTAATAAGAGTAATGCATTTCTCCACTTATCCAACCATAACTACCACAGGCCGTCTTTTGGAAAAAGGTTGTATCGGAATATGTCTGGTCAAATAAATCTAAAACTCCAAATAAAGTATGTTCAAAATAAATATTATCTATATTAACAATACTATGTATAAGTTTAGTCCCGTAACAAACCACCCATTGTTTTATGCATGCTGTTGTTGGAAATGTTGATTGTCTATACAAACAATCCATTTGACATGTTGTAAGGCCAGCCATTGGCAATAAATTGTCTTGTAACGTAGGATTATATTGATGTGTCGCAGAATATCCTGATTGTGTTGGTTGTCCGTAGGTGATTACATTAGTTGGCCCACAATTGGGAGTAGATACGGCATTGTAATATCTATTAGTAGGAAGTAAATAAAAATTATCAGTTTTAAATCCGTACAATCTCCATCTATTAGCACCACCTTGGTTTCCGAATCCTGAACCTTGCAACTGAAGAAATGATCCGTTATATCCTGTGTATGAAGACGCTAAATCTCTTTCTTGTGCATGTGCACCACTTGCCCATCCTACGCCGGAATCCCATACTTTATCTACTGCCCGGTATTCTTCGACCGTCCATCCAGCCGCTAGTGCCGATGTGCGAATGTTCGCGATGATTGCACGATGATCTGCGGGAGCATTATATTCATTTACTGTGCATATTTCCATGATACGTCTCCACTCTATGCTGCGGTTGTTGTCGTTGTAGTAACTTCCGTATTAATTGCCATGAAATCATACATGGTGATGCGATGATTATTTTGCGCGACGAACCATTTCTTGCCATTTGCTGTGAAAATATCTTCTGCCTGTAAATCCGGATCGACGACATGCCGTACTCCATCGAATGTCAAAAGTGTCCCCAGTGTCGCAATTGCGGCATAACAGGGATTCAATAAATCCCCGCCAACCCCAACAACCGGCCCCGGATTGACTGGAAAACTCCAGTAGCTTGCGCCGGGGATCCACAGTGGCGTTCTCGCCTCTCCTGCGGGAGTGTTAAAGAAAAATGCCGGCGGGTTCAAAAACCATCGATGCGTTGCCGATTGATCAGAGTGCGCCAGATTTCCCACGGAGCAACCGAGTGCCATGACAGGGCAGGGGTATTCAGTGGGAGCACCCAACCGGTCACCATACCCGAGGTAACAACATTGATAACTTGTGGATGTTCGAACGACGACAATAATTCTTTGCGCGTTGCTGAAAAACCAGTAGGTCATGCTGGCGTTCATCAATGGTATGTTCGGATAGGTACTGAAATGATTATAGGTGGCATCATAGGTTGTCTGGCCATGCCACGTCGAATTGCCATTCCACAGTTGGCCGTCAACCCAGGCCGGATAACAATTCAGATCCCATCCATAAACAGCACTGGTCGTCAATTGCCATTCCCTGATGCCCACGACAACCGATTCCGTGCCACTGAGTCCTGTGTTGGACAAAACGACCTGGCGGCAAAGTGCGCCGAATGGTTCAGTTAATCCGGTGTTATTTTTGGTGTTGGAGTCTTGCTCTAGTATCCAATCCAATCCGGGCGTCGCGGGAGTTCCGGTCACCCATGCTACCAATTCGGCAAGGAGACCGTTGGCGCCCGCGAAAGAAGTTACTGTCCCTGTTTTGTATGGCATAACTTACCTCATAATTTGCTGTAATTCGTATCTATTTGCTGCCAGCACATTGACCAATGTCTTCTGGCCGGTGTTACTGGCCAGGTATTTATCGAGCAATTGCGGATCAATGACATTGACGATCTGGACACTCTGCTCACTTTGTTTATTTGTGTTTTGCATTGGAGATCTGGCGGCAATCGAACCACCATCATCGAAATGCGTCTTTCCATAAGTAGGTGATGGCCCTGCCGGGATATTGAAATTCAATACACTGGCAGGAATCAACCCTTCATTTAATGCATTGAGGAAATTCAGACCGTACTTTCTGGCCGATGATTGTTTGATCACATATTCATCTTTCATGGCCATGATCGGGACATCATCTTTCGTGCCTGAGCCACCTTCGATGGGACCGCCCTTTGCCTTGCCCGTGGGGCCAGAAATAGTCTGTGAGGCAATAATGCCGATTTGCGCTCCGACCATGGCGGCGGCAATTCCACCGAACACTGCGGAGACAGCAGGGGCAGCAGGACCACCCACAGATGCCCCCGCCGCCATGCATGATATAATGGTTTGCGTCCCTTTGATCATTGCTTCAGCCATAGCGATAGCTTTCATGACATAAAAGGCTTCTTTGGATTTCTTGCCGGAGGCCTCATATATCATCGAAGCAGTCTGTCCGAGCATACTGGCCATGTCGCCGGCGATCTGAATTCGTTGCTGCATGACTTTCTGCTCATTCAGCGCAATCATACCTTCTGATTTTATAACAGTAGCAGCATACGTATTTTGCAAGGCTTCTAATTTTACTTTGCCGGCTGCGGAAATGTTTGCCTTGTTTTCTTCGTGCCTACGCAGATCTTCTTCAATTTGAGCGAGGTAACCGCTATCGGACTGCTCAACACCCTTGTCTCTAAATTTCAGTTCATCGCCTGCCTGATTGGTATTCTTTTGAAACCATCCAGAGGCCTCAGTGTCCGCGACGTCCAACGATGATTTCAGAGCTTGGGCATTGGCATCATAACCTTCCGGCGCATAAGGCGATGTGCTGTACCCAAATTTTGCGCTTTTGTCTGTTATCGACCGCAATCCAAGGGTGCGCAATCCGGTCTGACTGTAAACTTGGGCCTTCATGCTCTCGGCATACGCATTGATTTCGGTAATGCCTTTGTTGAAGGTGATGGTGGCCTGGGTACTATCGCTAGATGCATCCGTAATATTTTTTGCTGTATCACTGGCGGCGCTTGCCAAGTTCTTCATCGCTTCGCGCATCCCCGACACATCAATGCCCTTGAATTGTGTGGACATAAGCTTCAATGCATCTTCCATGACTTGAACAGCCTCGCGCGGATCAAGGTTGGGATTGGATAGAATGCTTTTTAATGCTTCAAGTTTGGCAATCGCTGCTTGAACAATTTCCTTCGTTTTGTCACCAATGTGTATGTTTACTTCAATGTTCTTTGAATCTGGCGCTAAGTCATTAACTCGTTGAGAAAATTCCTCAATCGTTTTTGATGTTTTCAAAATATCTTCAAAACTTTTTGTGAAATTCTGCATGACATCAAAACTGACGAATTTACCTTTCATCGGCGCAATACTATAATCAACATCCTTGCCTTCTAATGTTGGTTTTCCATTCTCCACAGCGGACTGCATGGATGCCTGCGCAATACTGATGGCGGCGCTGGCTTTGGTGTTTTGCTGATCACTTTGCGCCTTTAATCGTTCCTTATAAAATTCATCAATGGATTTGCCGCCGCGATCATAAATCTCCTTGAGGGCGGCGATG